ATTCTTCCATATACTCTCTTGGAATCATCAAAGGATGGAGTGAACGTGTCGCTAACCTTTTTGATGTAAGCGGGAAAAGCTATAGAATTTTGAGGGGATGAGTTTGTTGGGAACTGAAAAACAACATTAAATCCCTTAAAGGATGTTCTGATATTATTCTCATAATCCGGAGCATCGGGATTTATGTCCCCATCAATTGCTTTGTTTACCCAATCTAATTTCTCTGCCATTTATTATTACCTCGTTGCATTAGCAAACGGAGCCCCGGCTGGATTGGCTGGGGGATTCTTACTTCCAGTTAAGTTTACAGTACCATTTGTAGTCTCAATTTTTCCGGTTACATCTACACTGGCTCCATTTTTAAAGAGAGTATTAAGCCCTACAATAGCGTTGGTATTCCCTGCGATAATCCCCTCAGACTGCGCTTTTGTTGTTTTATGGTAGTTATTCAATGTCTCTTCAAATTTAGAAGGTATATTCATTGCTTCCGTTGCCAATACTTTTGTCGCACCAAGTAGCGCCTCTGCTCCACCTTTCGCTATTGCCGGCCCTAATCTTGAATCTAAATCCTTAAAGAAGGATACGCTGAATCCGGTAAATCTTTCTGTATTGTTCTTTATATTGTCCGACAAAGAGACAATAATTGGATTCAAATTAAATAACTCTCCCTGAAGTTTTTTTAATTCATCAGAAGTGGTCAACCGCATCGCAGCATCTTCTCTTCCCTTAGAAGTAAATTCCTCTGAAACTATTGGCATTTTTGAAATATCTGCCAAATCTTTTGATAAGTCTGTAGATTTATTAAGAAGTCCAACCACAGTCTTCATATCAACACCAGAACTTTCTACTAATTGTTTGGCAAAGTTTCTCTTAGCTTGACTTGTTTGAAGCTGGGAGTATTTGTCAGAGACTCCGGCAATCGCCTCATAGAGCATTGTTGCCCGATCTTCATCATCTGACTGTATTGCCTTAAAGGTATCAAACGATCCACCCATAAAGGACAAAACTCTATTTAACTGTCCACCGGCCTGAAATCCAGTATCTATTTCATCAAATTTTTCAACTGAAGTTAATACAGAGGAAATACTTTGACCAGTTCTTGCGGCACTCAATTCTAATTTTTGAAATGCAGAAACGGCTTTATCTGCCGAAAGTACAGAAAATCTTTCAATATTTTGATTAAACTCACCAAATACCTTGGTGGCACTCTGTCCGGTTTTCTGAGAAAAGATTAGAAGTTGATCTGAAAAAGTTTGTGCTGCCTTTGTTCCGCCGCCCAATACATTATTAAAGTTATTGAGAACAGCTATGGAATCTTGTTGTGATACACCAAATTTTTCATTGAAGGCAATTAATTCTACCATCGCCTTACGGTTATTGTTGAAGCTTTCTGCTTGCCTGTTAGAGACAATTATTGCTCCATTGTAGCCCTCAAGCAGTTTCTTGTTTGTTTCTATAATAGTTGATAGAGAAACCCCAAGACGTGCAGCCTCGAAGGACTGTTGCTTCATACTTTCGATATAAGCTCTTGAACCTTCACCACGACCAAGCTGAATTATAGAACGATCCAACTCTTGGAAATTATTTATTTGTACTTTTAAACTATCAGCTAGCGAATTTAGACTTTTGGCGATATCTCCAGTAATAAGTCCTGAAAGGCTCGATAAACTTTTTGTTAAATCGTCACTAACTCCAGAAAAATATAGAGCATTCTTCCCAACAACTTCGAATATCTCTGCAACCTTTCCGGCGCTAGGAATAAGTTTAGTGAATGCTTCACCGACTGCTTCTGCCGCTGCTGCTGCTCCTGATAGTATACTCATTTCTTGTTCCTCTTAGAGTAAATATAACTATTCTGGATTTTTATTATCCTCAATCCATTTATCATAAAACCATTCTCTTAGACGAACAGGCAACATATATAATTCTTCGAATCCCCAGCCTGCATAAGTTTTCATTACACGAATTTTTTCATAAACCACATTCATATAATCTGCTGGGATATTCATAAATTCATAGTTTCGGCCAAAAAAAGTCTGCCATGATCGGCACACCTCCCTCATTTGTATGACCGCACTTCTTACAATCTGCCGAATAATTCAACAGAATATCTGGATTTAATTCAGAATATTTTTTTCGAAGGATTCTCGAATCAAGAACCGGCATTGTTTCAATAAAAGAAACAATTGTTTCCATATCAGAATTTCCATTCACAGAAACCATCATATATCTATATCTGATTAATAGAGATTCTTCCGCTAGGTTATTCTTAGTTCTCTTTTCAATTACCTGTTCTATCGCTGTTTCATCTTCCCCTTTTAGGAATTTAAGTTCAACGGTTGCCTTGGATTTTGGTAACTTTAATAAAATTGTACCGTGCTCTGTAATGCTACAACCTTCGTCAGTCTTCAGTTCCTTTATTTGTATATCGTTTAAGTCTTTTACGTGTTTGTTAGCTTCACCACATTTTGCACAGTAAAATCCAAATTCGTAATCCTCACCAAACGCATTCTTTCGAATATTGATTAGGATTGCGCTCTTGTCTCCAACAAGCAGATCTTTTGCTCTTATTCTTTTATCAATTAATAGTGACTCGATAACTCTATCCATTGCAATCCCGGCTTTTATTAGACCAGGTGATACAAGTAAGTCTTCCTCTTTAGCTGTCATATATCTAACTTCCAATTTCTCAGCCCCGTAGAGAGGCGAATCCTTTGGATAGAACTTACCCCCGGATGGTAAGTCTACGAAGTCTGTAGGGGCCTCGTAGGCTCCCGCAGACCTATGATTCGGGACGGGGCTGCCAAGTCCTGCTGGCAAACCAAACCTATTAACATTACTCATTTAAACCTCTTGTTAAATTCCAAAAATTCTTTGGACAGTATCTTCTTCCGCATAAACACCTCGGAATCCATAATCTGCCCAATCGTACGATATATCAACCTTTACAGTTGAAACTTTTTCATTTTCATAACTAAAATCAGAAGGAGTCACTCCGACGATAAAAGCACCCTGAAGTCTCCATCCGTCGTAAATCTTTCCTTCTTCATCTAATGTCTTAATTTCAACCCTACCTAAAGCAGCAGTTAATTTTTGTTTTGAGAAATCAAGAACTGTACCTTCAGTTGGCTTTCTAGTATACCCCGTGTTTCTTCCATTATTAATAAAGCTGGCAATTTTATCTTTTGCAGTATAAATTTGATTTGGAAGGAAGGTATCTCTTTTTCCGGTTCCAATACCCATTGGACTTGCGTAATATGCCGAGTCGTACAACTTCGACATAAATACGCCTATTGAAGTGGTAAAAATAGAATCATCAAGCACTTGCAAGATTTCAAAACTAACTGGGCCTTCCCACTTAACCTTATCTGGATAGCTGAATTCATATTCTAACATATCATACTTTGTAGTTTGAAGTTTATATTTTGGTGTGCTGACATTTCTTATCATAGCAACATCAATCCCACGGACATTGAGAACAAATCTGTGGGATTGCTGTGCTTGTTTACCAGATATAAGAGAACTCTTGTCCAGAAATAGGGGCATATTAGACTCCTATTATTTTGGGAACGGAGGAGGACTACCGGAGTCTCCATCTCTCAATTCTGCCCAATCGTAGGTAAATCCAATAGATACGTTGACCAACGATTCACTGTCGTATTTTGCATCTCCGAAGTTAACTTTGTTAATCCAAGGGTTGTTTAATACCCATGTTTCATGAGTGAGCCCATCAGAATCAATTTTCTGTATCTTAACTTGTTTGAATGGAAACTTGGCCTTAGAAATAGTCTTTCTATAATACTCTGGACTTGCCGAAGATTCACTAAAATTGGATGGATAAACATATCCGGCCTGCCTTACAGAATCCATAAATTTCTTGGACATATTGTATTCGATTGTATCAACTATCTTGATTTCAATGCTTTTTGACCATTGTACGGCTCCTGGGAATCTAAATTCGTGACCAAGGAACTTGTGAGTTCCTCCATCGCTAATGGTTAATTCTGGAACACCAGATGTGGATACGAAATAAGTTGGAACTCCCTCAAGATATAGAATAAATCTATGAACTCTCTTCGGATCTAATCCCGCCTTATCTCCTGCCCAAATTGGTTTGACTGGTGGCTGTGCCATATACTATACTCCTATTAAACGTTAAAGTTCGCGCCGCTCTTTGAAATTTCGAAATCTAGAGCGATAAATTCGATTGCTCTTGTTGGCTTAACCAATACTTTGGCATAAAGAATGTTCTGATCAATTAAGTCTGGAGTGGTTGTTGTTGAATCTAGAATTAATCTAAAATCTTCAACACCGAATCTGGCCTTAACATCTGCCAAGAAAGGCTCTACCTTGTCCTTAAAGTTATTCCAAGTATCTTCAACGTTTGGCTCAAACAAAATAGTGTTGGAAATTAGTTTTATACCTCTTTCGATATATAACATTAATCTACGAACATTTATTCTATCCAAGGCAGAAGGAGTAGCTTGAAGTGTTTTCTGCCCAAAAATTACAATTCCTTCATTTGGGAAGGAAGCAATTGGATTTATATTAACAAGATACAGCTTGTCTCTATCGGACTGGCTTAACTTCTTTACGGTATTAACAACGTTGATACCGGCGTTTCCAGTTGAAAGACCACCACGGTTGAATCCTGCTGGGGAGAACCACGGAGCTTGAACCTTATCTGTATAAGAGATTGTTCCAATAGCCGCAACTGACGGTGGAATGTTCAAAATCTTTCCGCTATTTGCGTCAGAAATTTGTAACCACGGATAATAAGTTGCACCGAAGCTCGTATTAAGATTTCTGCCTCTCATTTCATCCACAACATTATCTACGGTTACCGCTCTTGTTATTGTTGAGCTGCTCTTCTCATAAGGAGTAATATAAGAAGCTTCGTTGTATGCGTCACCAGACGCATCAATTATCGCCAATACGTCTCCTCTTTGTTCTGCAACCTGTGTAATATACTGAGTTAAAGGCTCGAAAGCAAGTCCTGGAACGCTGAGAAGATTTGCCTCAACAAATTCTGGGTCTGCAATTGTATCAATTGCCCTTCTATATGTATAGTAAATATAACTATTGGCATTTGTAGAATTAGAAGTCATTGCTGTGTTTCTTAAAGGCTCTCCCTCTAGAATGTTGAATCCGTCAATTCCACCCTGGAATACAGTTGTGAACGAGTTCACTCCCAAATTTAGCAACGTGTCAAAGGTTCCAGAGATTGATGTATAAGAAGTTCCTTGTGCCTTGGAACCAGATGTCCATACATAATATGAACCCAACCAAGTGGAACCAGTTATGGTAGAACCAGTTATTCTAATATCATCAAGGCTGAATTGCCATGCATAAGTTAAGCCAGATGCGGCAACACCATTTGTGAAGGCAGATGGTGCTATTACTGGGAGTCTTAGAAGATCGTTTATTCCATCATTATATAACAGAGAAGAGGCATTTCTTGTGGTTGTTGCTCCCCAATCTGCTAGTTTAAATGTCGTTAGGGAATCCTCAGAAGAGGAAACCCTGGTTCTCAAGGAAGGAAATGTAAACTTAAATGTGGAGTTAGGAACTCCTGCGCCAGTTATAGCCGTAGCCGAGTAAGCCTCTGAAGTGGATAATGCTCCAATAAATCCAGATGCCGCTCCTGTTAATGTAAGAATTGATCCAGATGATCCAGAAACGTCATTATATTTCATTGGTCCAAGAACACCAAATGGAATTAGTGAAGAATCTAGATTATCACTATACATTTCAACTCTAACAAACTTAGAGTTGTTTTGGTAAGTACCTATTTCTTCTAGTCGTCTTGTCGTATCGTCCCAAGAATATTTAGTATCGCCAATCTTTCTCGCAACATAGTTTGGAGAACCCTGATCTAGAGTACACCCAGTATAGGATTCGACCATCTTTTTATTTGCGTCCGTATCATTTACTCGTCTAATCTCTACATCAAATGTACCATATTTCTGAACAGCATTTTGTGGAGGAACAATATTATTAATCGTAACCTTTAGGTTGTTTCGAGTCCAATCGCCAGCATCTAGCGCAATAAATCTAAATAATTTTGATGCACTTGAATCTGGGGTGTAATTACTATCTGCTCCGTAAGCTACCTGCGAAAGAATCCAACCAGTTCTTGCAGCATTATCGTCATTCGCTGGCTTATTGTGTCTTGCTGTGTGAAAGTTATTTAGTGGTACGATTATTCCCACCATATCTCCAGTGTCACTTGTAAGTCCAGTAGAACCATTAAAAATTGTTGTTCCATTGAACAAATCATTTTCAAATGTTTCACCGAGCCAATATCCGTATTGGCTTGATGGAGTACCAGTTATACCAGATTCACTATTTGTGTTTGTGTTCTGTGGGTTTGTATTAAACGTCTTGCGAATAAATTGACCGCTTGTTGGAGAAAAATCAAAAACCTTCTTGGTTCCATTATCAACGCCAACAGTATTAACAGTTTCGCTCATTAAAACAGTAAATTGCCCATTTGTAGAAGTTCGGAAAGAGCTATTTCTTGGAGAAGATGCTGTGGCTTCTCCAAAGATAGTTCCAGAAAGAACCGGGACTGTTCCGTTGCAATACCAAATCGCAGCCAGCGTTCCAGTTAGGGCTACGCCAGTAGAAGAAGATGGGAATAAGAACATTCCAAAGGAACCAGTTTTGGCTACACTTGTGTCTCCACCAACTCGCCACCCAGTATATCCTTCATTCAGATTTGTGGTTGAAGTTGCACTATCAGCTTGTGTTCCAAGCAGTCTTACATATGTTAGTGTTGGGCTGTTTGCAAGCCATGATTGCGCTGCATATGGTCCATATGTTGGGCCTGCTGGAATTCCACTTCTCCATACATCACCAGAGGAATCTCCGCCGGCTACTGGATCACCAAACGTTTGAACGAATTCATCATAAGAAGCGACAGTAATAGGACGCATTGCTGGTCCTCTTTGTGCTCTGCCAATGATAACTGGACCGACAGGAGCAGCTTCTTTTTGAATCTGCGACTTATCGATTTCGTTTATTTTAACGCCTGGGGATGAAAAACTGAATGATTTTGCTGGCATCTAACATCTCTCCTTATAAATTTAATTTCAACTATCTTTAGTTATCTTTTATCGGCCTGAGAATTGGGTATCAAAGTCGGATTCATATAGCAGATTGGTTGTTGATTCTAACTCTTAATAAATAGTACAGACGAATTCAAAATCATTTTTATAAACTCTCAAGTTCCTAAACAGATAAGTCTATCTTAATATTATCCTTAACAGGTACTCCGTTTTTGTGCCACATTTTCATGCCATGTGGAGCAATCACAGATGGTTTATTGCCATCTCTGTGACGCATTCCTTTTTTCCACCATTCTTTATTGCCATACGATGATTCAACTGCTGGCTGATCATTGTCTCTATGTAACAATCCCTTTTGATACCACTTTTTAGTACCGTAATCTGTAGTTACGGCCGGCTGATCATTGTCTCTGTGAAGTTTACCTTTTTGATACCATTCTTTAGTATGCCCTGCTTCAACTGCTGGCTGATCATTGTCTCTGTGAAGTTTTCCATTTTGATACCAATATTTACCATACCCTGCTTGATCCTTCAGTTTAAATAAACAGCTTTTTCTGGGTCTATTTTGTGATAATTTGCAGAGTTTTT